CCACCGTAGTAAACAAGTGAGCCAGTAATACCAACTTGCACACCAACCCCACCAACACCAGCAACAGGATTAACTGCTGCTACCGCTGCGCTACCTGCACCACCGCCAGCACCACCAGCAAAAGGGCTTACTGCGCCTGCGCCATTACCACCAGCGAAACCTTGATTCACTGTACCTGCACCGCCGAGACCACTAATACCTTCACCACCGCCACCGCTACCACCACTCGATGCTGTGCCACCTTGAAAACCACCACCACCACCACCGACAGTTGTAATTGAAACACCTGTACCAACCACTGATGAAGTTGTGCCATTACCACCAATGTTTGTAGGTGATGCACTAATTGTGCCACCAGCACCACCACTGCCTACAGTAATCGTGTAAGCAACACCAGTGCCAACAATAAATGCTGATTCTAAAGTCCCGCCGCCACCAGTAGCAGTAACACTTGAGCGAAGTCCACCAGCACCACCACCACCCTGACCTGTGCCATCTGCTGCGCCTGACCCACCGCCACCACCAGCGACAACAAGATAGTTCGCAACCAGTTGTCTAGTTACAGGGCGTACTAGATATGCCGAAACATATCCACCGTCACGGCGAGAACCCATCTTTAACCTACTAGAGCAGTAACTTCTGCTTCAGTTAAACCGAGTGCTTTCAACTTGTTTTTCGCTGACAAAACTTTCGCATCATTCAAAGCCTTAGCATCGCTCTCTGCTTTTGCTTGCGCTTCGCTAGCAACTTTGTCGGCTTCTGCTTGTGCAAGTTCAGAGGCGTTCATATCACGCCGAACTATTTCGCCTGTTGATGCGTTGTGGATTTCTGTTTGTGTCATAAGTTCCTAACTGTTTGTGTAGCCGTAAACTTTATATGTCCAACTATCTGAACCTGATGGGTGGGCATCTGTGCGGATTGTGAAATCTGTGAACTGTGTATTATTTTTTACTAATGCGCCTGAGTTACCGTTAATACCTGAAGTGCCAACATTTGACCCACCGTAAAGGCTTGTTACTTTTGTGTAATCTGCCAAGTTTGGACCGATTATTTCTAGTTGTACTGTGCCTTGCGTATAATTTCTAGTTATTAACGCTTTATTTTGATTTTGTGCTTGTAAAGCAGCAACGCTTCCCCCTGATTGATTTGTTAAGCCATAATCAGTATTGCTTGCTGTGGATATTGTGCCACCAGCGCCAAATATCAAATAATTGTCACCGCCCCAAGTAGTGCAATTTAAGATTACTCGATAATTTTCGTAGGTAGAACTAAAACACGCTGTAACTGTGCCTTGTGAAACTGCCGAAAATGAACCGCTGGTGATAAAAACTAGTGCAGAGTTGATACCTGTAGGTACAGCCTGAACAACTTGGGAAGACGTATAAGCCATAACTAAGCAGTAATCCTGTTCACATAACCTGACAACATAATCACATTCGCCGTACCAGCAAACGCCTTAACAACAAGTCCGCCAGTCAAAATGAGTCCAGAGATCACAGTGACCAAACCTGCCTCAGGCAAAATAGTTACTTCAATGTTGCCATCGGGTGCAGTTGCTTCACCATATTCAATCGTCAATTTTACTGACGATGCAGAACTGTTCACTGCGTACAACCAAATCTCGTCAAGACTTGTTGCGTGCGCTGTATGAATTGTTGTGCCAGCCGTAGCAGTCGCAGCAACCTTAATCTGTTTACCGCTAGTGCTACCTGAAAGAAGTTGTTTGCTAAATGTTGCCATAATGTCCTTTTGTTATCCGAATATTTGACTAGCCAAAATACCTTGATCACTATCAGCAGCACCACCCGAACCGCCAAGATTAGCAATCCAAGTATTAGTTGCCTGCTTAATCAAAGTCGCCACCTGATATTGACCAAGAATAAGAGAAGTAGAAAGCGAATTAACTGTCACGCCTGCGCCAGCAGTCAAAGTTACTGCGCCTGCACCTAACTGAATTATTTGAACTCGAACACCTACCGCAAACGCAACTGAAGCGTTCGGTGGAATTGTCAGCGTGCTTGCTGAAGCGTTGTTCATCGTCACTTGTTTGCCTGAATCAGTTAAAACCAAAGTGTAGGAAGTTCCTGTTTGAGCGTTTACATCATCAGACCAAACGCTGTCTTGCAGCGTATTCATTTGTGCAGCGGTCAGGATTTGCGCTGCTGTAAAGGTTTGGCGTGCCATTTCGGTTATCCTACACTAAGCAAGTGCGTTGTCGCCATCAAGCGTGCCGAAGGTGGCATCGTCAAGAATCAGTTGATACAAGATTTCAGCGTTGAATAGTCCAATAGAAACACGGTGCTCGCCTGCTGTGATCTGATGATTCAATCTTTCTACCGCATAAAAATCTGTCACCGAAGCAGGCGAACCAGTAGTGAAAGTGCGCTTAATAGAAACTGTGTCTTGCAACTCTAAAGCGTTGATCGTGTTGCGATTACCAGCCGACATCGCAGAAACCACTAAACCTAGATCATCGAAACGGTACTGCGGTTCTTTATATAAGCCCAACAGATAGTTCGCCAAAGTTAATGCAGCAGTATTATCTGCGAGCAACAAATCACTTAACGCCAAAGTAGAAACACCAAACTCAGTTTGTGAAGCAGCATCATCAGCAGGCTGAACTGTGCCACCTTGAACTGTTGCTTGAACCCTGTTATATAGAAACTCTTGACCATAAATAACCGATAACGCTGTGTAAGGAATGTTTGTGCCATCATCAGCGAACACTGCTGAGATAGTCGCAAAGGTTGCTGAAAGACGATCAGTGAAAGTTAATTTGCCATCAGCAGAAATAAAACAAGCACCCTGCTCACTCGTGGCGATCTGTTGCAAATAGGTTAAAGCGTTTGTGTTGGCATCAATTTGAAAAGCACCAAGCGTTGTTAAACCTGTAGCAATATCTCTAGTCGCAGCAGGGTAGGCGATCTCAGGTAAATCTAAAAGAAAATCAACCCTCGCACCCGATAATTGTACCGATGGTGTGGTGTCTGCTTCAACAACTGTGTTCGCTAACAAAACAAAATCATCAGCAGAAGTAATCTCAACGGTGCTTAAGTTGTAATTGTATTGAACATCAATATCAGTTATACGCCCTGTGAAAAGATAGTTGCTACCTGATTGCACTGTAACTTTTCTTCGTGGCACAACACCTGAACGACCTGCTGTTGCATCGTAGTAAGGGCTGGCTGTGTTGATCGGGTCAAACCTTCTATCGTTATTGAGCAAAGTAATTGAACATTGACCTGCACCAAATTGTGCGAACTGATCTTGTCTGCCACGACTAATAGAAATGTTTTGACAAAACTCGGTGATATCCACACCAAGCAGGTTGCCATCTAAAACAAACTCAGTATTATTTAACACGCCTGCTTCAGGGTCGTCTAATCGAAACTGGTTCGCAATAAAACCAACCTCAGCAAGAACAGTTAGAACTTCACCCGATGCAAGAGTTGTTGCCACTATGCCACCGTTATAGGTATTGCACCGTTTGTTCGTTCATATCGTTTTAACGCATTAACAATTTGTGTACCAATGTCTTTACCGTCTGCACCCATTCCTGCGGTAACGGAAATGTTGTATGTGTTGCCCATATTGCCTAAACGATCTAACGGAATAATTGCTTCTGCACCTGCTTCACCGACAAGCCCCATCATCGGTTTCGTTACGATGCCACCACTAGCGAACGCTCTGATACCTCGCCGTTGCTCTAACGCTTGTGCTTGTTCTTGTGTTAAATATCCTGCATCAACAGCAACTTGTTCAGCGGTCTTTGAAGAAACAACTGCAACAGTTTCAACAACTGCTTTGACAGCATCAACCACAGGTGCAACAACAGCAGTTACAACATCAACAACTTCTTGTGCAGCGTCAGCAGTTCGCTTTAACGCAGCAGGAACACCTTTGCCAGCGTCAGCACGCTTTTGTTCTGCCTCAGTTAATTTTTCAACAGCATCTTTCTCACGCTCAAGAGCATCAATAACTTTATCTGAAGCATTAACTTGTGCAGCTTTAGCCTCATTAACTTTCTCTAGAGCCTCTGTGTAAGCGTCAGAGCCAACCTTCGCACCGTTCACAACTTCATCAAGCATTGTTTGCGCTTCTGTTAAAGCATCGGTTGCTTCTGCTTGCGAATCAGTAGCGTCAGCAACATTTAGTTTCGCTTGCGCTAAAGCAATCTCTGCTTCACGGATATTTGTTAAGTTTGATTCAGGGTCAGCACGAACTTCGGCAAGTTTCTTTTCGGCATCTTTAACAGCAAAAATTGATGCTTCAACATCGTAACCTGATTTTTCGAGTGATCGTTGCGCTTTTGTTAGCAACTTCTGTTTGTCATTCGCTTGCTTACTATCTCGCCCATAACCTCTGATGATTTGATTAAAGTTTTCTTGAGCCAAACTAAGTTTCTGTGTCGCCTCACTCAACGCAGTATTTGCTTCTAGAACTTGTTTCGTTGCGTCACGAGCAGAACGCTGTGCCTGTGTTACGCCTTTGATTGCGTCAATATATTTTTTAAGTTTCTCTGTGACAGTTTCAACTGCTTTCGCAGCACCACCGCCACCACCAGCAGCAGCAGTACCGCCTTCGGTGCTAGGCGTTGCAGGTGTGTAAAAAACACCTTGCCGTTCAGCGTTCTTTGCTGCTTGTATTGCATCAATAGTCTTAAAGATTTGTGCTGACGCTTTCTGCGCTGCTGTGCTGATACGCCCGAACGAAACTTCACCGATCTTTCCTAACTCAGGCAGACCTGCGCCAAAAAAGTTTGCTGCCTTAATGAGAATGTTAATAGCAGAAATAATTAGATTAAATCCTTTAATCCAAAGGTTCACCATATTTTCTATGTAGCCGATAACAAAATTGATCACAACATTGACTACTTTGCGGAATGTTTCAAACTTTAGATACGCAGCGACAACAGCAACACCTATAGCAATAAACGCTGCAATAGCAATACCGATTGGATTCGCTAATAAAGCGACATTGAAAAGATTTTGTGAAATAGCAGCAGCAATCGCAATCAAACGAAACGCAGTAAACGCAGCAATAAGCACGAGCATTATGTTTCCAAACTTGCCCATATTTTCTATAACATTCAAGAACTCACCACCAAGATATTTCAGACCAGCACCGATACCTTCTGTGCCAACAATTTCAGCAAATCTCGTCATCACAGGCATAATTGAATCTTGAACAACACTCAACAAAGATTTATATATCGGAATCAGAGCAGTACCAAGCGTGCTTTTAAGATCATCGAATTGTGCCTTCAAAGTCTTTTGTGTATTCGCTACACCATCAGAAGTTCTTGCATAATCACCCTGAGCAAGGCTCGTATCTTTCAGAATCAAAGCATAAGCAGCTTGCGTCTTAGCATTGATATCTAGATTGCCTGTGCCACTATAAAGCCCCATATTTAATGCTTCTTGTTTAAGTCTCACATCATTGATAGCGACACCGAAACGCTTTAATGGTTCTGTCTCACCTGATAACCCTGAACGCAGTGCAGTAATCGCTTCATCAACACTCGTATTATTAAACGAAGCGAGATCACCAGCCAACTGAACAAGAGTTGTGGACATCTCTACCGCTTTTGGTTGAGCGACACCAAACGCTTGCAAAAGATTGCCGTAAGTACCAGTTGCTTCTAGTGCAGCTTGTTTAGAAATTCCCATTGACTTCGCAGCAGTTGAAGCAAAATCTGTTACCGCTTTAGATGACGCACCGAAAACAACATTTACTTTTGATTGTGATTCTTCAAGATTAGAAGCAGCGTCAATCAAGTTTTTGCCAATTACACCTGCGACCACGCCAGCGACAGCACCAAATTTTGCAAGATTTTTTACACCGTTAGTAAGAGCACTATCAAAAGTCCGTAAACCGAATGTTGCTTTATTACCTGCGCCTTCGAGTTTCTTAAAATCTGAGATTGCTTTCTTAATACCTTTAGAATCAAAATCGGAAACGATGTTTACGCCAACAGCCATACACGCACCTTACTTTTGATTGCTTAAAATTGCTTTAGTTGTATTAGCATCAACTTTTTTTATGACCACTAAAATATCTTGTTCAATCATTTTCTCGTTCGCTTTAACAGCGCCGTACAAGATACGAGAACGACCACCGTTGCCTTGAGATTGAATTGATTTAGTTTTGTCTAAGTTGGCAATAAACTTTTGTCCTGCTGTAGCACCTGCACCTCTAGCACCCTTTGTTTTTGAGCCAGCGATATCGTAAACAGAACCGCCTGCATCGTTTTGTTGAATGCGCAAGATGACATTGTTACGAGTACCGCCACGAATAGAACCTGTACCTGCTTTGGGTTTCACACTTTTCTTTGCTACAGCACCGTTATATGCTGGCAATCGTGACTTGCTCGAAAGTCTGCCACCTGAAGTATGCCAATTTAGTAAAGGTTCATCAGGGAACTTACTGCCAACCAATGTTGCTAAAGGTTGAGAAGCGTTCACCAAGTCTTTGCGCAAAGAATCGTACAAATCTTTTTCATAGTTCTTGAGATAGTAAAGTGTTTCGCTTATCCCATAAAACTTTAATTCTGTTGCCATAGCCGAACATCATACAACTAACGGCGTTTAGTTTGCGATTGCTTAACAACCCAACGATGATAAGCCAGCATCGTGTTCAACATTGATTCGCTCTCATTAAGTAAAACTGTTGGCGCAATATGATACTCGTGAGCGAGATGACAGATTAGCCAATGAGCGGAATCATCACCAAATCTTATTTCTCTAAAGGGCTTTCAGCCTCATCTCGTGGCAAGACTTGCGCAACAGTTCCAATCCAATCGGGATCGAACTTTAATTTTGTTTTCTGTCTATGTGTGAGAGCAGACCAAGCAAGCCAAGCAAGATCAGTTAAACGCATTTCTGTTTCAAACTTAACTACAGATCGTTGCCAAGTTCTTTCGAAGCCAACAAAGTCAGCGAACACAGCATCAACAGGTTCTTTCGTACCGTCAAGATATTCAACTTCTAAAGCAATTCGCATTACTTCTCCTTCTAATAGTTTTTATTTATGAAGTTGTTTTAACGAGTGTTCCGCCAGTAAACGATAGTGAAGTCATCATCAGTTCGCCGACTGCGCCAGCCACAGGTGTATGCGCTGCCAAGAACGCCCCTGTGATCGTGTAGGTCGGGTTCGTAGGTGTAGCAATACCTGTTTCGTGTTTGATAACTAGTGTTGTGGTTGTGCCAACAAGAGGAAAGATTGTTGCTTCAACTTGGCTTGTAGCGAAGTCTTGCATAAATTCAATATCAACAGAATTATTTTGCAAACCACCTGCGAACTTGTGCCCGCCATCGCCGAACGCCGTTACCTCAACGCTGTCCACTTCATAATTTACGGTTACAGAATTAGATTTCGTGGAAAGATCAATCGCATTCACGGTGATTGATGCGTTAGTTAAAACTTTGACAGCCATTTTATTTGTCCATTTCTTTAGGTTCTTGTTTTGCTACTTTAACATTAACTTCCGCAAGATGTCCACCATCAACAAGCGCATCAACATTCAAGCCTTCAAGGTCATCGCCGTTGATGTTGTCACCCTGTTTACCTAGTGTGCAGTTTTCGCTAATAACTTTATAGTTTGTCATCAGATTCCTATCCGTGAACAGTTACTTGAAATTGGATTTGTAAAAACTCTGCATCAGCAGAATTCAAACTTGTTATGTTCGCACCCGATGGTAGCACCAAAGTTTGGCAAACGCCACCGAGCGTCTTATCTGATTCAATCGCTGCACGAATACTGGTAGCACCTGAGTAGGAAAGAAAACCATCAAGAGTTGTGTAAGCGTTTCGATCAACATATCTACCAACAATTACAAACACAGTCCAATCCATAGTGACATCACCGCCACCCATCGCACGATGATAATTAACAGAGTTCAAAACAGGAAACGCCAACGGCGGATTCAGTTGCTCAGGTTGAAAAGAAGTTGCACGCAAACCGCTAACGGTTGCAAGATTAGTTGCTAACCCTGTTGCTACTTGCAATATGGTTGCAGGCATTAAGCGATACCAAACCTGCGATACGGCGACAACAAATCACGAACATCAGGATCAACAGCCCTCACAGTGATCGCCATATCAGCAAACCCAACAACACCTAAAGAAGCATTAAGGCGTGCGAACTGACGCATAGAAAGAAGAATTGTTGCTTGATTAATATCATCAGGCACAGAAGCCCAACCCCAAACTGTTGTTACTTGCACAGTTTCAAACGCTGGCGTAGTTAAAAGCGGAAAAGTGTTACCACCAACCATTCGTGCAGATTCGTAAGGGCGTGGGAAGATCGGAACATTTCTAGGCTGTAAAACATAATCTACGCCTTGCGTCAAAGTCTGAGCATAAGTGCCGTTGGCTAACGAATCGATCTTGATCGTAATAGTTGCAGTTGCAACATCTCTGTTAAACACCAACAGATATTCGTTGTAAGGAAACATCGGAACAGCAGTGCTAGTCGTCTGATAAAAGAACCTGCCTGTGTAACCATCGATGCGCCTAGAAGCAGATTCAATAGCGTTCTCAAGTAGCGTGTCATCAGTTGAATCAGTAATGCGTAAAGCAGCCTTCAATTCAGCCAGCGTGCAATAACCATTTGTGATCGCCATATTTTATTCTTTCTTTTTTTTACCACGATTCAATGATGCCGTTTCTGTTTTCAATTCTGTTACAGCAACTTCAACATCTGTTTCAGGTGTCATATATTTATGATCAAAACCTGCTTCACGAAGCGCAACATCAACCGCTTTAACACGATCTTTCAAACCTCTGCGCTCGTAGCCTGCACGCTCTGCAAGTAATGATTCAATATATTTACTCATTGTTTTCTCCATAAATAGTTAAGGTTGCTGACACCCCGAAGGATATCAGCAACCCAAACAACTATTTGATCAACTTAGAAAGTTGGTGTTACTAATCCAGTGCCACCGATCAAAGCGAATGCCTTGTCATATCGGTTCGCTGTGAACGCTGAGTATCCGTAAACAATCATTGTTACATCAAGTTCAGCAGCTTTTGGTTGCTCAAATCGCAACATCATTGGCTCACCTGAACCTTGTTCGAACAAGTGCGCTTCTTGAGTGTTACCCAAGATGATCACATCTTCGTTCGTACCTGTACCGTTTGTTGTGATCACATTTGCATCAGTGATTACTGGCAAACCAAGAATTGTGTAACCGCTATTGCCGTACACTGGCGCACCATTACCTGAAGCAATCGCAGGCTGACCATTGAAGTTAGGCACTGGCACAGCCAATGGTCGCTTCTGATCATCAAGTGAAGCCAAGATGAAAGCAAGTCGGCGTGGGTGCATCAACATAAAGTTCGGTCCAGCGAAGAAGTTTGTTTGAATGCGCTGAATTGCGTCAGCCAACTTCGGATAAAGTTCTGGAACTGTTGGTGATGCGTCTGTGTAAGTCACAACCTGCGTGATCACATTGGTTAGTGATGTTGCACTTGTTGTTACGAACAGCGAATCAAGATTCGTGTGATATGCGCTAACAAGATCAGCCATAACTAGCGAATCAATGTTTGTGCCACGCTCAATGGATTGGCGTGAAACATTCTGCTGACCAGCAACAGTGACGATTGAAACATCAA